TTCCCTCGCATTTCTCTGTCTTGTGCGTTTTGTGTTAGGCATTATTCCAGACGAGTTATCTTCTTGCTGTTTTCGTGTAGCGATTCTAAGGTTATTAAATCGGTTATCAAGTGGATTTCGATTTTCATGGTCGACGCTTATAATTCCAGTGCCTTTTCCATTTCCATAGCAACCAGTGATAACTTGGTGGACATAAAGCAATTTGTGCTCTGACAGACGTCCTATAATGTAATTGTTCTCTCCACAATACCAAGTAATCTTTTTACCATGAGTTTCTTCGAAATCAAGTATAATTTGGTGAGATTGAGGGCAGAGAATACAAATTGTGTTCGTCTCGCAATACATGAGTATGAGTTCGTTACCACTATCATCTTCCACCATCCATTTAGGGTTTTTTATGCGGTTCGCATATGAACCCATTTCTGTCGTATGTCCGCCGATGTATTTGATAATAGTGTAATTCTTCATTAAGTGGGCATACTTTTGAAGAGGACTAATTTCGACATTCTCACGTCGTAAATCATTGGTATCATTGTTAATAAAGTTAATTGAGTCAATATCAGGATTAAATTTGTATAATAGACTTAATACTTTCTCTCGTGTTTGTATTTGAGATTTGTTGTTCATTAATGTAATTGTGTCATTGGTATCGCACAAAATAGTACCATTCTTTAGAGTGATTTCACCGCAATTGTGCTGGCTATTGATAGTGAATGTGGGTTTAAACGACGGCATTCTTAGCAAATCCATGTTATAATGGTATATCATGAATTTTCTTTAAGTAGGTTTTTGGCAAATAATATATTCAAAGTCCTGCCACAGCAACAGATGGATTAGTTGCTATAAGCTACGCCAGCCATACCGCTCATAACGCGAAGCACGTTGTAGTTGGTGGCATAAACGCGGACCTTGGCGGTTCTGCTCTCACCGATGGCGTTGTACGACACGACAAGCTGGAGGTTAGCGTTGTCAATGCGGGAGAAGTTGGCAGTGCCAGAAGGCTGGTGCTCCTCGGGGCGAAGAGCGAACGAGTAGACGTTGATACCAGTGTCGGGGTTGCGAGTGTGGTGCTGGTAGGGCTGGACGAGGTCGAAGTAGGTTCCCTCGCGCTCCGAGAAGCGGTCCTGGCCGTTAAGCTGGAGCTTAGCGGTGACCACGGGGTTCTGGCCCCAGCAGTGCATGTTGAGGGCAGTCTCGGCGAGAACAAAGGAACCAGCGTCAGAGACGTTAGAACCAGCGGGCTCTCCGTCCACATCTTGGAAGATGCCTGCGCTGGCGTTCCAAAATCCGGTAGCAGTGCCAAATTCAGCACCAGGGTCATTGAACAATCCGGATGCGTTGATGAAACCGTCAGTTCCAATAGTGGCTTGACCAGCAAACGCGTGGATGGCGTTGGGAAGAGCATCGATCGAGTCGGTGTAGTTGAATGGCTGAGCACCGAGCGTCTTGAAGAGAAGATTAGCAACGGCGAACGAGTTGCAATAGTCAACGTTGGCATCAGGCTGAACAACCCAAACTAACTCCTTGCAGGGGTGGTTGAAGTTAAGCTTGATCTTGTTGCTGGAGCTACCAATCGACTCGTCACCAGTAAACTGGAGCTGCTCGATGAGGTACTCGTGGGGGTTCTGAGCCATGCGGCGACGCTCATCAGTGTCGAGGAAGATGTAGTCGACATAGAGAGAAGCAGCAACAAGTGACTTGGTGTAGGCACCGGTGGCCTTCTGAGAACCAGTAGCATTAAGAGCCATGTCCTTGACAGCCCACAAGCACTCGTCAATGGGACGGAACTCGACGTTGATCTTGACCTCGTGGTACTGGAGGGCAATCAAGGGGAGCGCAAGACCAGGGTTGCGGCAGAACCAAAACTGGAGAGGCACATACAGGGTGGTCTCAGGGAGAGCCTTGCGAGGAGTGCACACCGCGGGAGGGGCGGCGTTGCTACAGGGCTCGTCAATGTCCGCGAAATCGGGGTCGGTGATGTAGGTAAGCTGGGTGGTCTGACCAACCATCTTGTTGTAGCCGCGCTCAGCCTCAGTGGTGAGGGTAAGCTGGTTCCAAATGTGCATCCAGTCACCATACTGGCGGTCAATGCGCTGGCCACCAATCTCGACCTCAACCATGTTGATGAGCTGCTCACCGGGGTAGTCGAGCCAGCGAGCATAAGGAGCATCGGTGGACGAAATCTCGGGGAGAGTGACCTGAAGGTAGGTCTTGTAGGCACCATCACCATTGCGGGAGATAGTGCACTGAACACGGCGACCGAAGTCAGCCTGTCCGTTGAAGGTGTTCTCAATAGACTCCATCGCGAAGTTCGTGTGGCGTCTGTAAGTCACCTTCCAGAAAGTAATCTGGGGCTGGCCCGTCAAGTAGACGTCCTGAGCGCCGTAAGCAACAAGCTGCATTAATCCTCCTCCCATTTGATTATACTATCACTAAAGAAAATAAATTCGCAAAAATGCTTAAATTCTTTGAAAATAAAATATAAACCTCGCGATTTCTATATTTTATTTTTAATAATCTTGTGACACTTGTGTCGAATCTAAATTTATAATTCAGCCTTCATGTTTTCGCATAAAAACTTCTTTAAATAGTTGTCTAAATAAATTTCCTTTTTACCTTCGTGTTTTTTCGTGAATATGTATGCGTCTTTCTCTTTCTTAATAGTCCATCCTTGCTCAATTGCGTTGTTTATAAACATGATTTTCCTAAATTTTATGTAATCCATCTTAATGCTTTGTTCTTCTTGTTCCATCACTGACATCCCACTAGAAAACAGATGCTTAATTTATACACAATTCTGCTTTATTTCTTAATTAAAACGCAAAAATGTTTTATTAAACAATTCATTTAAATACTTTCACAATAATTTTATTTAATGCCAACATTTAAACATAAGACTAATAAAAAGATAGAAGTCGATGACAAAACGCTTGTGACATTAGATAGCAAGCATAATGAGTTTGTTTCTAAATTTGATAGTTATGATGAAGAAGTTTTACCATCGTTATTGGAAGAAAAATCCTTCTTAACATCTGAAATTGCTGGGAATTCGTTGCTTTCTCTCGATGAGGTTCTTGATATGAAAGACAGAATCAAAGAAATCAACTCTGAAATACGTGAGTTGGAGAGAGAGAAGAAAGAATACTACTTAACTAATACAAAGCACATTTTCAGTTATTTCGAAAAAAAGAAGCAGCAGCAGGTGGAGCCGGTTAAACAAGAAGTATCGGCGAGACAACAAATGCTTAATTCATTTTTTAAAAAGAAGGAAGAACAACCACAGCAACTGCAGCAATCTCAGCAGACTACTCAAAGCCACGTTTCTTACTTAAAAAACGTTGATGAGCGATTTATCGATGTGAATGATTATGTTGTCAATCATGAATCATGCTCTTGTGCGGGAGGCGAACTGATTCCCGTTGAAAGCGACGGGATTCTGGTATGTAATAAGTGTGGTCGACAGTATTCTTACCTGATTGACAGTGATAAGCCGTCATATAAGGAACCACCACAAGAGGTGTGTTTCTATGCTTATAAGCGAATCAATCATTTCAAGGAAATTCTCTCGCAATTTCAGGGTAAAGAGACCACCCAAATACCGGATGAAGTCATCGAAAACATTAAATTACAGATAAAGAAGGAGCGAATTAATCCGACTAGAGAGAAATTGTCGTATAGTGTCTGTAAAGATATATTGAAGAAACTGAATTACAACAAGTATTACGAGCATATAAACTTCATAAAGCATAAATTGGGTATAACGCCACCGATTATGTCGCCGCAACTCGAAGACAAGTTATGTAATTTGTTTCTGGAAATCGAGAAGTATTTCTCCAAACATTGTCCTAATGTTAGGATAAATTTCTTGAATTATTACTTTGTCTTATACAAATTTTGCGAATTACTGGGAGAAGACAAGTATTTGAGCGAAATCCCGATGCTTAAGGATGATGATAAGAAGGTTGAACAAGACGAAATTTGGCGGAAGATATGTGATGATATTGGATGGGTGTTTTATCCTACATGCTAGTTTGTAATTTATGCCTGCCGGCATGGGGCTTTGTACTTATTCTTTCTGACTCGATCAATTAGAACAACATGATTCATGCTCTAATTGAGTAATTCTATTAAAAATTGTTACACCATAATAAGTTCACTCCGAATTGCCGGGAACAATATTTGCCATAGTGGAAATAGCCGCTAGATACTCCATCGAATTTCCATATATAACCGCGTCTTCTTGAATTTGCGTGAGAGTCCTTAACAAAGCAATCAATTCATCTTCGCTAAATGTTGATGATACTATCATCGCGTTGCCATCTTTATCCTTTCCTATTTTTATGTTTTCATCTAAATAGTCAAAGAATTCTTTTGTTCCATAACTTCTGTAATCATTTATAATTTTTTGTGTGATTTTATTATATTCTTCGATTTTGTATTCAGAATCATGATATTGAATCAGTGTTTTAACTAAAGCAGGCATATTTATTTTCTCATTTTCAGAATATTTAGTAGAAAGTATTTTTAAATATTCATCAGACTTCGCCTTGTTTATTCCATATAGTTTCCTAAAAAACTTTTCTAGCGCAAGAAGTGAATCAAGGCTAAATGTTGTTATCTTTCTGTCTAAATGATATAATAAGTTATTTAGAGCAGTTTTGTTGCCTAAAATGCTATCAACTAACCCATCATATTTATCAAATTCTTCCTTTCTCCAGAGTTGTACGAGTTTAAACCTTATGTTATCACCTGTATCTCGAAGTATTTTTTCTATTTCGTTTTCTTTAGTTGGTGGTAATGAACTACTATCTACTTCACTGTCATCGGCTGGTCGTTTTCCATAAACTCCACCTCTTTTTACCATTTTCCGTGTGCGTCTATTGCGTTTATTCTTGGATTTCCCCGACTTTTTACGCTTAATTAATGTTTTACGCATTTATACATTAATTAAACAAATTTGTCTACTATTATACCTTCTTAAATTCGAGGGAATCCCACGAGGTTGCCACCAATACCGAATCCGGCACCGGTTCTAGCCGCAACAGCCATACTAGGCAAGTAGGCATCAAGGATAGTGAAGGTGGCTGCAGCAGTCAACGCAATGAGAAGAACCTCATCGAGACGGAGAGAACGCTTGGGGATGGCATACGCGGCAATGGCGACCATAAGACCCTCAACAAGATATTTAACGGCACGGCGAAGGAGTTCACCGAAATCGAGGAAATTCTGTAACTTAGCAAACATTCTTGTTATAAATATAAAACAGAAAAAAAGCCCCTTAATTAAATTCGGTTATAAACAACTTAAAGTAATTGAACCAACTATATACATCTCTTAAAAATGACTTCCTACGAGCCGAAGAACAACCCTGATGGAACACCAAATCCTAAGTATGTTGACTTGCTTTCTGTTGACCCACCTCTTGCTGAGCAGAACTACGTGTGTATGTCGTTTGTGAGTCCTGACAAGATCCTTAAGCAGAAGAATGCCTTTCTTTTCGAGCGATTTGTGAAGAATTTCGACCTCGAGAAGAGCAGCAAGAAGTTTGTTCAGTTCCTCAATTTCATGAGTTACAAGTACAATCTCAACTTTAACAAGGTGATGGACGACTTTAATGACTTTCTTAAGAGCGAGCAGCCTAAGTTGGTCGAGACGACGATTGAGGACGACTACAAGAATTTCTTGGACGCAAACGAGAAGTCTCTTGAGCAGGAGTTCAATCAGTTGGTCGGATTTCAGACGAGCACAAATGGTGTGAAGGTGCGAGGTGTTTTTCCATCTCAGGAGGAGGCAGGAATGCGTTGTAAGATGTTGCGTGAGATTGACCCGAATCACGACATTTATGTGGGACCCGTTGGTGTGTGGGTGCCTTGGGAGCCTGAGGCATATAGAACTGGCAAGGTCGATTACATGGAGGATGAACTCAATCAACTTATGCACAAGAAGATGGAGAATGAGGCAGAGGCTAAGAAGCACTTCGACCAGCGTCTTCTCGAGAGCAAGAAGCAGGCGATTGAGGAGAATATTCGCAAGGCCAAGGAGAGTGGTAACAAACTTACACAGAACATTGATGAGAATGGCAATTTGGTTGGTGTTAACAACACAATCGAGTCTTCTCTCGGGGATGGTGCGTCATCCAGTGATATTCGCAACGAGTTGTTTGATGGAGACAACATTGTGACTGGCCGCGGTGACAGCAAGAAAGTTAGCAAGCGTAAGGGCGGGAAGTAAATTGTTTTAAATTTAAATTGATATAAAGTTATATTGATTAATACATAAAACCAATATAACTAAACATGGGCTGGGAAATTGATTTTGTCGACGAAAACGATGAGTATTCACACGTTAATTTAAGGATATTGAATTTAACATACAACTATTCTAGGCCGGAATGCAAGAAATACTGGTATGGTCCACGTGATTATGATGGGAAAACAATCGGCGAAGCAATTGCCATTATGGAGAAGGCAGTGTCTGCGATGATTGGCGACGGAATAGAAGTGGTTGACTTGCTTTACAATTATGAACATAAGATACAAATGGACATACAAACAGAATTGCTCGGGTGGTTAATAAGTAACTATACTGACTTGATAAGAGCACCCAGACATTTACGCATTAAATTGGCTTAAAAAGAATGTACCATATTACATTATTAATACAACGAAATGGGTTGGTCTATTCTGTTGTACAATAGCATTGGTGTTTACATGCAAGATGATAGTTTAAATGTTAGCAATCTTACTTATAATTATTCCGTACCAGAATGTATAAAGTACTGGTACGGACCACGTGATTATGACGGGAAAACGGTTGGTGAAGCAATGGAAGGAATGCGAAAAGCGATTTCTGCTATGTTTACAGATGGAATACTTCCACTCACTGATTTTTCAAAAGAAAAACGAGAGAATTTTATAAATAGTTTGCTGGCATGGCTTATAAAACACAGTATTGAGTTGTCTAAATTCCCGAAAGATTGGAGAGTTCAGTTGGAATGAACTACCATTTATTCTTTTTCACATTTATGACTGGCCCTTTCTTGGCAGACGCAGATTTCGGGTTGTATGACTGTTCTTCCTCGTCATCCGAGTTGAGTTCCTTTGACATCTCCCAGAATTCCTTGGAACCAAGGCGGAAATTGCTCCGAGGTTGTGCTTTATACCAGAATATCTGGTCAGTCAACTTGTTCGACTTGGAATTGTTGTCAATCACGAGACATTCGAAGTTTTCAGTGCATTGGTCCATGACTTGGTTAAATGCCTCGAATGTGGGGAACATACCTGCGTAATTTTGCCAAATTCGCTCTCGATTGGCACGGTATGGTTCTCTCAATATGAAGACATAGTCGATGTTTGTACGCAAATTGGGCGGAACACCGAGGGGATATTGCATAGTTATGACGAGCATAATCTTCCAGTGGCGACCGTTCATAAAAAGCAGTCGCATCATCTTGTCACGAGCCCATTTGTCGTCGTATAAGCAGTCGTCCATAATAACGAACGCACGAGGGTCGATTGTCGCCTTTTTCTTGTAGACTTCTTCGTGCTTTTGCATCTCTTTGAGGATGGATTTCTGTCGCTTAAGGATGTTTTCGATGATGGACGTGTTGTATTCGTGGTGAATAAAGAGTTTGGGGACGATGCGGCCGTAGAACCCGTTGCCGGCCTCTGTACCTGAAATGACGCAACCGAGGGGAATGTCTTGGTGGTGATAGAGCAAGTCATTGACGAGGAAACTCTTGCCGGTGTCACGACGACCAATGAGAACAATGACTGGTCCCTTGTTTTCGTTGGGATCGAACTTGATTTTACGCATATCAAACTTCTTTATTTCTAAATTCATACGCGGATAATTAACAACGAGAGAAAATTACGTAATTTTGAGCGAATTAATCCAAGACATACCCATTTTTCGTTTTGCTATAATTACAATTTCTGTGTTTTTATCCATTTTACTGATATCAAACTTCTTTATTTCTAAACTCATCTTGTAGTTAGTAAATTACTTATTTTTAAGTTATTTCCAGAAAAATTGAAATGAACATTGACCAAGAAAGAACAATCATTTCTCTCAATTCAAAAAGATGTGGTGCAACACGTGTTCCCTTGGTCAGATTAAGTTTATGACTCCGATCACTTGTGATGAGTTGTATAACTGTTATCCTGGACACAAATGTTCTGAATGTGGAGGTAAAGTATTTAGAATTACACGATGTGGCATTACATCGTTGATTTCCAGTTGGAAGATTTTGACACCAACATCTCAAAGGTATGAACCTATTAACAATGTGGTATACGACCTTCGAATTATTGTTTAAAAAATTGAATTAAAATTATATAAATTATTTTTATTTAACCCAAAAAATGACAACACAGCAAGTCATTACGTCGTGCGA